GGGCGCCGCCAGTGGTCTCGGGAATACCGATTTGGCCACGGGGCTCAAGGAAAGACTGGCCAGCGAGGATATCCTCGGGGGCGAACTCACCGAACTCCTCCTGAGAGGCAACCTCACGGGGGAGGAGGGAAGAGGCGAGGCCGGTGCCCGCCCTCATCTCACAAGAATCGGCGGCGGTGGGCTCGGGGCCTGGGGCAGCGCCCGCGACGGGGGCGTAGGACTTTTCCTTGACAGAGTACGTGGAAGTCTTACCAGTTCTCTTGAGGAGGACGATGATAATAACGCCAACAACGAAGGCAAATAAGACGCGACCATAGGGAACCCGGTTCAAGCGCTTAGTAAGAGACATCTTTTATATACTGTTAACAATTTTTTTTATTGATCATCCTCGAACATATATTCATCGGGATATGTTTCATCGAAAGTCTCCTGGTCGGGTTCATCGGGTTTGGCGAGGCGAACCTGAACAATGTTCCAGGCTGGGCCAAAAGCCTTTTTGGCAAACCAAAGTCCAGAAAATTCGAGGACGAGGGAGCAAATGCTGTCGGGCTGAATATCATCAAACTCGACCACCTCCTTATCGGCGGAAAAGACCTTGGTATTGGAAATACGCTCTGCTGAGATAGTGTCGTCCCTGATGTAGGCAGACTTGATAGTCTTATCAGCGAGTTTACGACCAAACCAGGCTTCGCAGTTTTCAATGGCATTCTGAATATTCACGTCGTGAAGCTCGTCAATCTTGGTAAAGTCGGCAGGCTCAAAGCTGAGGTCGTCAGCGGTCTTTTCGATGATCTTAACATCATTGAGCTGAATAAACTTACGCTTACGCTCATCGGTGAATGCGCGAACGTGGTAAAGGCCGTCTTCACCCTTGGAAACGGTATCGTAAATCATTTTATGTAAGATATACGTATCATTTCTTTAAACCTATGAAAGGTATGGCAGCTGAACGTTCAAGAAGTGGTTTTGGAACCCAACCATCTCGTCTAGGTCTAAATCCGTATAATGTGTTTTGAACATTTAAATTTTTGGGAATGGGCTGTGCATTTTTGGGTCGAAGTGCAAATTCGTTCCTGACGTACGCGTTGTTATTTTCACGTTTCCACCTGAGGGTTTTAAGATTAAATCTTTGGTTTCCATTGGTACGCTCATATCCTTCCACGACAGTCTTTCTAGGCATAGGGTTCAATCCGTGTACAATCTTCTTAGAAAGTCGTTCCTTCGACGGTTCTGTGGTAAACTTTTTGTACTTATAAGGATTGACTGTCATAGCCTTCTGAATGGAAACATTCTTGCGCCTGGGCGCCTGTCTCGTCGTGTATGTTCTCTTGAGTTTGGGTCGTATACGTCTCACTACTGTATCTATACTGTCTGTGAGCTTGATTTTCTTGTCAAACAACCTAGCTAATCGTATAAGTCGCTGCCTGTCCTTCTCCTTCTTTTCTGGTCGAAGCTTTAGAGTATGCATGAGATAGATGTCATCTATCAAAAACTCTTTACTAGCGACATAGACCTTTTTGTTCACTATCATCTTATTCGTATTGACATTCCTGTATGTCACACCCTTTTTCAGTGTGCGAACCACGTCGTACCCAAATTCACGGGGGCGCATGAAAGGTATGTCAAGTAGACCTCCTAGGGTGACATTTTCGATCTTGTTTTTTTCCGGAGAGAAGAATCGAATATTAAGATCGAGTGCGAATAGCTCCACATCTATAAAGATGTCGCCTTGACCAGCCTTGTTATTTGTGCGGGTCTTTTTCTTTTTGATGAGTGTGTATCGCCGCGTCACGTATGGACCGGATTGTTTGAATCCCAGACCCAGATATTTAATCAGTTTTTTATCCATGGACATCACGCGGTTTTTGATACGCGTGTTTAACTTTTGGGCAATCTGACCAAGTTTATCCCAAAGTATGAGTTTTATAGCCTGTAGCTTACCAAAATACTTTGCGTCGTAGTAAATACGTGGAACGAACTTCGCATCTATATCACTCGTGACGATACGTTCATTGTAAGGCATGTACATATTGAACGCTTCTCCACCGCTGACCACCAAATCACCCATGTTTTTCATATACTCACTGATTTCACCTATGGTGTTGAGAATGATATCTCGACATGCGTCGGTCACGAAGACGTATACAAATTTTTCCAGTGATTTTTTCGAGTGCGCGCTATGTAAGCGACTTCTAAACTTTCCAAGATCCCTCGCCTCATTACGTTCAAAATACTTTTTCAGTTTGGCATCTCTGAAAAGTAAATTTTCATGTCTGAACTGGTCGATGACCTGTTTAGAATATAATTTGATGTCCATTACTATAGATCAATATTTTTATGCATGAAACATTCGTTTGCTGATGATATCAACACACTTAAAGACGAACGACTCATATAAGACATAATGTCTACTGATTCCACTCACACCTGCGATACCTGCCTCTGCGAGATTACTGCTCTCCGAAATGAACTTAAGTCGCTCACTAAGATTGTCAGAAAGATCAAGGCTAAGCTCGACGACCCCAACGGCGAGAAGTCTGCTAAGCGCGCTAAGAACAACGGTTTCAACCGTGAGCAGAAGATCTCTGAGGAGCTCCGTACTTTCCTGGGTCTTCCCGAAGGTCAGCTTGTCTCTCGTAGCACTGTGACCAAGTCTATCAACGAGTACGTCAAGGCCAACGGTCTCAAGCACCCCGACAACGGTCGCATTCTCGTCCTCGATCAGAAGCTTCGCGATCTTCTCAAGCCACCTGCCGACGTTCAGGTTACTTTCCTTAACCTCCAGAAGTTCCTCAGCCCTCATTACACCAAGGTTGAGGCGTAATCATACTTAAAAATAAAAAAACATACTACAATAACAATGTCGATCGACAGGGCATCTGCCGAAAACCTTGTTGGTACAAAAATATCAAACATAGATTTGTACCAAAAAGCCTTTACTCACAAAAGTGCGTTAAAAGAGGATGACACATTAAACGGTTCGTTTGAAACTTTGGAATTTATTGGTGACTCCGTACTCGGTTTTGTGATCACTAAATTCCTATACGATAAATACGAAAACCGACAGGAAGGATTTTTGACGAAAGCGCGAACGAAACTCGTACGTGGAGAGACACTCGCCGGTATTGCCTCTAAACTTGAACTGTATAAGTGGATTCGGATGGATGAAAAGGGTATGCGTAATCAATGGATACATAACCCTAAAATTTTGGAGGATGTGTTTGAAGCTCTCGTGGGTGCTATTTACATGGATTTAGGTTTACTCCACGCAAAAGAGTTCATTTTGCGCATTTACAATGACCCTAATTACGTGAATCTCCACTCAATCATGGTTGATGACAATTTCAAAGATCACCTGATGCGGTATTGTCAATCAAACAACCTCAGTCTTCCGCAATACACCATATCCGCTCATGACAACGGAGTTTTTCATATCAACGTGTTTGTAGATGGTGTATGCATGGGTTATGGATTCGCGAAAAACAAGAAACAAGCGGAACAAAATGCGGCTCGAGCATTCTTTTATCCACCTAAGTCAGTATACCAAAATAACGGATACCATCATCAACAATGAAGGGAGACGACTTCAATCCCAAAAAGCGAGTTACCAAGAACGATAAAAAGCAAAAAAGAGATGTGTATTCTCAAAGATACGTTCGTACGGTACTTAAACATTTGGAAGGTAAATCAACTAATGCACCCGACAGTGAAAGCGTTGATCGAGAGGGAGTATGCACCCCAGAAGTCCGAGGAGTGGTTAAGTCTAAGAGGAAACATGCTCACGGCAAGTGATGCAGCCACAGCCATAGGTAAAAATAAATACGAAACAGCAGAAGGTTTACTCTTGAAGAAATGTGGATTAGGGGAAAAATTTACGGGAAATGCAGCTACGCGTCACGGAGAGAAATATGAAGACGAAGCCCGTATCCTATATGAACAGCGTCATAATGAAGTTGTTCATGAAATCGGTCTCTGTCCCCACCCCGAACATAAATGGCTAGGTGGAAGCCCGGACGGTGTGAGCGAGTCAGGAAAACTCGTCGAGATTAAGTGTCCTCAATCACGAGAAATTATACCCGGCGAAGTTCCTGAACATTATATGCCTCAGCTCCAGCTTTGTATGGAGATTTTAGATCTTGAAGAAGCTTCGTTCATCCAATACAAACCCGCCGAGACGAATTGGCCAAAGCCGGAAGAATTTGATGTGGTCAGCGTTCCTCGCGATCGTGAATGGTTCAAAACCTATCTTCCCGTGATGAAGGAATTTTGGGATAAAGTTTTATACTTCAGAGAACATCTTGATGAACTTCCGAAACCAAAAGAGAAGAAGAAACGTGTATTAAAAGAGAAGGTACATATTTGTGAAGTAGCGTCTGATCCAGACGACGATTATCACAGTGAATAATAACATGTTAAAAAGTCGGAGTGGAGTGGGGCGTCTAGTTCGTGTAGGGACGGTTATTGGTAAACGAACTACACGCCTCATTAAAACGAATAGACAAACGAGAATAACTCGTGTAGTGCCATATGTAGTAGATTATTATAATAACACCGATCCATCCATTGAGTATGTGAAGTCGTTGATTGAAGTATTCGTCGAGACAGAAGTAGCTCTCGCAGTGTTCTACGTTCTCATGGCTGCTTTTTCGATACATTCGTATAAAACACCTAAGTCAGAAGATGAATAATTGAATTTCACACAAACAACAAACAACCAACATTCAACAATCAAGCATGAACAAGTACACTCTCAACGGCACGCTTTATGCCCCCTACCAGGTGGACGGTGTAAAGTGGATGTATGATATGGAACACCAGACTTCGGGTCCCAAAGGTGGATTTTTGTGCGACGAGATGGGTGTCGGTAAGACCATCCAGATCATCGCGACCATGCTCAAGAACCCCAAGCCCCACACACTTATCGTGGTGCCCAAAACCATCGTCACTCAATGGAGTACAGAGATTTCCAAATTTGCACCGGGTCTCTCTACTCACGTTTACGACGGCCCCGATCGCACGACCAACGTCGAAGATCTCAAGAAGGTAGACGTTGTACTGTGTCCTTACAGTCTTGTCTACAACAAGAAGACCATTCTTCACGCGATGAAGTGGGATCGCATCGTTCTCGATGAAGCCCACGAAATTCGCAATCGCAAGTCCGAGACTTTCAAGGCCATCTACAAGCTTGACGCGGATATTCGCTGGCTCGCCACCGGTACTCCGGTCTTTAACTCGATCGAGGATTTCGTGTCACTTTGTATGTTCTTGGGATTCTCCAAGGATCTCGTACAAGCCATGTACGACGAGATCAAGGACATCTACATTCTTCGACGCACCAAGGCTGACAGTGTTGGAAAACTGCCACGCTGTCATTTTGAGAACGTGGAACTCGAGATGTATGACCAGGAGCGACGCATCTATGAACAGGCATTCTTTGAGTCACAGGAATATATCAGTGAACTCAAAAATGTCGCCATTTCCATTGGTTCGAGAGCGATGCAAATTTTGGAGTGCCTTCTTCGTGTGCGTCAGACCATGACGTGGCCTCAACTCTACCTCGATGGAATGACCAAGAAGCAGGGTGTCGATCGAATCATCTGGCAGCACAGCACGAAGAAGATTGATACCTTGAAAGAGGATATTTCTAAACACCCAGAGGAAAAGGCTGTGATTTTTTGCCAATTCCGCGGTGAAATGGATCATCTTGAAAAGGTCTTCGAAGGTCGCGTTTCGAGAATCGATGGGATGGTCGAGAAAGATGAACGCTACACCCGCCTCGAGGAGTTTAAGGCTGCCCCAGCGGGAAGCGTTCTCATCGTGCAAATCAAGTGTGGTGGTGTCGGTCTCAACATTCAATGTGCGAGCCGTGTGTACATCATGGCTCCGTCGTGGAATCCCGCCACAGAACTCCAAGCCATCGGTAGGTGTCACCGAACGGGACAGACTCGAGAAGTCTTCGTGAAAAAATACGTGTACAGCGACACACCTGCAGTACGAAGCGTCGATCTCGCCATGATGGCGCTCCAAGGCCACAAAGCTCAAGTGTGCGCAGAAATTCTTAACGACGAAAAGGTTGGATACCAGATTCCGGTAAAATATGAGAAATCCATCGACGCCATCAGGAAAATTTTCCAGTGATATAGTAAAACAATGTACGCTGTCGCCGAAGGTTCTCGCGCCGAAGTTTTTCACGGCACCGCCAAGCACACCGCCGGTGGTCTCGTGAAGAAGGATCTCGTTCAGGATAAGTACGGCAACATCAAGAGCAAGGCTGCCGTCGCTGCCGCCAAGAAACGCATGAAGAAGGAGGGTGCTTCTGCCATGGTTAAGGTTTTCAAGCCCGCGAAGAAGGGTGACTTCAAGCTTGCCCCCAAGAAGGGCACCAAGAAGTACAAGACGCTCATAAAAAAAATGAAGTAAATAGTAAAGGATGACTCTTGCTAAATGGGATGAAGCTGTCCGCGTAGCAAAAATCAAGCTCAATCTTGATCCAAATAAGTATAGCATTTTAAAAGGAAAATTATTAAAAGAAGCTCAATTCATATATAGTTTACTCTTGGAGAGTAAGTAATTAGTCTAAAACGAATTGGAAACCCTTAAGTTGTTGTGGCTCGTGCACAACAAGTTGATGCAACTTCCAAGTTACTCCGAACTTTTTGTTTAGAAAATAGACACTCACCATTTCGACAATAGCAACCCCAGAATTTCTGGCATACAATTTATCAGAAGCAGCATCCTTGAGGTGCTCGCGTTCACTGTTGAATACACCCGGTTTAATCATTCCATCGGTAGTCGTGTCAACCTTGACGCGGAACTTGGGCTCCCTATCAGGGGAATGTTTTATGTTTGAGTTAAACATCGGTTTGAGTTCGTCGACGGTCATGTGTTTACTGAAAATAGATTCACTTTGTTTACTCACATTTTCGATGACAGTCTCTTCCATCTTTGTTAGGATGTCATAAAACGCTTTCACGTAGTTACCCTCTTCATCGTATCCTTTCATAGAAAAGTCGACATTCCACTTGGTGTTACCCACAGGCGGTGTAAAACCAGAAATACCGAAAGGCATATACATTCTAGGAATTTGAATACGAACGGGTTTACCCTCTTTCGTACTGAAAGAGATCTTCCGCCCATCGTATTCAAGGATATCCAAATTATCGATGAGGGTATGAAATTTTGCCATAATATTTGATTATACGCCTAAAACTTTAAGCTGAACAAGCTGTACATTCAGCTTCAAGACTAAATTGGATTGGTCGAGCCTTCGCTTTACTTCGCAAGTAGTACATTCCGGTCTTCAAACCGGCTTTCCATGCATACATGTGCATAGAGGATAGTTTGGATAGGGTGGGGTTCTCAACAAAGAGGTTCATACTCTGACTCTGATCCACGTACACACCTCTATCAGCTGCCATATCAATAATAACCTTCTGACTAATTTCCCATACAGTCTTGTAAAGAAGTTTAATATCATCAGGGATGTCGGTAATGTTCTGGATAGACCCACCCGCCTTGATCATGAGGTCCTTCATTTCTTTCGACCACAAACCCACTTCTTGAAGAGCTTTTACGAGGTGCTTATTCACAACCACGAACTCACCCGCGAGGGTGCGGCGGAGATATATGTTGGTCGTATAAGGTTCGAAGCATTCATTATTACCCAAAATCTGGGAAGTACTTGCCGTCGGCATGGGTGCGAGAAGTAGACTATTTGCGACCCCCTTCTTCACACGCTCACGCATGGCGTCCCAATCATAGAATCCGCTGTGCACGGGTTCACGATCCCACATGTCGAACTGAAGAATACCCTTACTGATGGGACTTCCTTCAAATGATTCGTAAGCACCCTGCTTTTCCGCGATTTCGCAACTCGCTTCAAGTGCACCGTGATACATGGTCTCGAAAATGTAGGCATTCATCTTACGAGATTCTTCATCTCCGAATGCGTAACCACAAAGAATGAAGGCGTCGGCCAATCCCTGAACACCAATACCAATCGGTCGATGCCTAAAATTCGAACGCTTCGTGTTTTCCGTGGGATAAAAGTTACGATCGATCACCCTGTTAAGGTTATACGTGAGTGTCTTGGAAATAGCGTGTAGCTTTTCGTAATCAAACGTTCCATCTTTCATCACGCACGAAGGGAGTGAGATAGATGCTAGGTTACACACAGCGGTTTCATCCTTGTCCGAATATTCGACAATCTCACTACAAAGATTAGAAGACTTAATCGTACCGAGATTCTTTTGATTACTCTTCTTGTTACATGCATCCTTGTAAAGCATATAAGGTGTCCCCGTCTCACTCTGCGACTTGATGATCGCCTTCCAGATCTCGGATGCTGGTATAACCTCGTTCGCGAGACCTTCTTCTTCGTATTTTGTGTATAGCTTTTCGAACTCATCACCGTACACATCCGACAGACCCCGGGCTTTGTCGGGACAGAAAAGAGACCAGTTCCCACCTTCTTCGACTCGTTTCATGAATAGATCCGGAATCCACAAGGCGCTAAACAGGTCTCGACAACGGGCCTCCTCGTCACCTTGGTTCAACCGAATATCCAGGAAATCAAGGATGTCTGCGTGCCAGGGCTCGATGTACATGGCAAAAGACCCCTTTCTGCGACCCGCTTGATTGACGTATCGGGCAGTCGCGTTGAACACGCGAAGCATCGGGATAATACCATCGGATTTTCCATTTGTTCCCCTGATGGCTGAGTTATTAGCTCTCACGTTATGGATGTGAAGACCGATCCCTCCTGCCCATTTCGATATCTGGGCGCACTCCTTGAGAGTGTCATAAATACCGTCGATGGAATCGGCTTTGTTGGCGGTGAGAAAGCATGAAG